TGAGGCTTTGGCCCGGAAGATGGACGACAATGTTGGTCCTGACCTTGCCAAGTATTTCGGTCGTGTATTGTACAAGGGTATCCCCTTTGTATATGTTCCGTTCCTTGATGACAGTGCTTCCTACAGTACTATCATGGGTGTGGACCCGATCTATGGAGTCAACCATGACTTCTTCAAGGTAAGAGTTCTGAGGGAAAATGATTTCACGCTCGGCAAACCAACGCCAAGAGATGACAATCACAACGTCCTGTCCGTAGCTTTGGATGTGTCGTTGGCTATCACCTGTACCAACAGGCAGAGGGCTGGCTTCCTGATTTCACAGCAGTAACCGATTATCCGGTGGGGGCTTGTAAACCCTCACCGGTTCACCTTGATCTGCATTGGTAGAATATAAAATAATTTCAATAGGAGAGTAAGATGAGTGCAAGTGTAATGGGCACAGAAGCCCAAGCCTTTCGTAAGAAAGTTCTCTTCGAGGGCAGTGATGTGATTCGGGAAGGTATGCCTGTCGCATACAACTATGACACCCTTGAGAATATCAATGGTGTTGACACCGCAGTAGCAGCTTTGCCCCGCAGTGGGACCACGGCTGAGGGTGGACAGAATGAAGGTAAATTCATGCGAGTGGAGAAACTCTCCGTAGCAAACGCCAAGTACTTTGCTGGTGTCGCATGTTCTGAGTCCGAAGGTCTCTCCGGTCCTCGTTGGATTGACATCTATGTACCTAATGGTGCAATGGTGAATGTCTATACGGACGTGGACGTGACCCTTGGTGATGAGATGAACCTTGAGGATGGCGAGATAACTGTGACGAACGCTGTTGCAGCTACTTGTATGCCAAGAGTAGGTACATTCATGGAAACAGTTGATCGCTCTGGTGCTGGCAATGCGGGTCTTTGTCTTGCTAAGTTGGAAGCGGTTAAAGGCGAACAGGCTGGTGTCGAGGGTGCTTTCATCGTAACTGGTGCGGCTCCTGCTTCGGCGGCTGGCGATCTCGCAATCCCCATCGTAGTTGGTGGGGTAACGTACTGGCTGAATGCAACGGACGCTGCACCTGCTGGACCGTAAACAATATTTGATTGAAGGGGTGGGCAATTTGGCTCACCCCATATTTCTTGGAGACAGACATGAAGACGTACAAACTTAACTTGAAAGATTACAAGGTTGGCGATGCTGACATTTTGGTTCGTGACGAGTTATATAACATGTTGAGACTGCCCGGCATTTACGCTGATGGAGTGGAGACATGCGATGGCATTATCCTTGCGAAGTCTATACTGGTATGCGAGGGTGGAGAGTTAGAGATCAACGAAACAGAACTGGCCTTGATGAAAAAAGTAATGAACATTCTCATAGCGAGACCTCACAACCCACGGCAGGGACAGGTATCCCTTGGTGGTCCGAGATACGAAGAGATCATACTTCGTGTGTTCATGCTTGATAAAGAATAACTGTCTCCCGATGGGGCATGGTCAAGGATGACCGGCTCTGTCACATTTGAGGAATTGACATGGCTGACATGAGATGGAAATTTTTGGATGCGTATACAAAGGTGGGTCAATACTTAGGTCTTGCCCTTAACATAGCCTCTGACGTAACCAAAGCAAAGGAAGTAGTATACCGGGGATACATGAAGTTTCTGTCACCGATCAATCCAAAAGAATCTGAGACATACGTTTGGTCGTTCCTGAGACAACCGTGGAAGATCACACTGGAGTCGAACAAGTGGGAGTATCCCGTACCAAAAGACTTCGAGCGTTTCTACCGTAGACTTGAGTACGATGACAGTGAAAGTGCTGGTCGGATGGAGAAGACCACTGAGCAAAGAATTATGAGCAGCAGACGGAATCTGGAGTTTGATGGATACCCTTCGGCCTATGCTATTAGAACAGGGAAGTTTGATAAGGTTGTTGGTTCACTCAAAGAGTTGATTGTATATCCAACTCCATCCGCACGATCAATGGTGAACAGTACATACGTGATGACACCTGCTAAACCGGAAGCTGATGGGGATTACTTCATTGGTGGACCGATTGAATCAGAGTGTATCTTGCAGTGCTGCCTTGCTATTGCAGAGAACCAAGAGGATGAGAAGATCGGGGTAGAGACTCAGAGAGCAGTTGAGATGATTCAAACCCTGATAAGAAAAGACAAAGGCGTTGCACCGGATACAGTTGGTTTCGTCCACGATGGCGGCATCAATCAGGGTTCGGTCTTCGATTATCGGAAGTACTGGATTCCAAGCGGAACCATGACGGTGTACGGACAAGAACTTTAAGAAAGGGCAATTAGTATGAGTGCAGAAAATGTAAAATTCAAAATGGAATCTAACAACATTGGTGTTGGAATCAGCAAGGTAGCACAGGTTGTGAAGTCCAGTGAGATCGTAGACGACTCAGGTGGAGCCGGTCACTTGGACTTGGTTGCTCAGATTCCTGCTGGTTCGTTGGTGATCGGAAGTAAGGTTACAGTGAAGCGTGGCTTTATTGGTAACTCTTCCTGTACACTGAATGTTGGTCATGTGGGCGACAGCAACAACTATGCTCGTACTGCACATAACATTTATGCGGCTGCAAGAAATCTGGTACAGCCCGGTTCAGAGGGTGACGAGGCTTCTCTTGGTGTAGTAGCTACTGACACAACGGTTCGACTTATCTTCGGGTCGGCATCAAGTATGGCGGCTGTCATAGCTGACGGTACAGGTATCATGCTGGTTGAGATATTCTACTTCTCCACGAATGTAGAACTCAAAAACGGAGCACCTACTGAAATCCGCCTCAACGACAATGAGTAAGGAATGAATCATGGAATATAGAGACAATGCTACCCCAATAGAAGTAGTGTCGGGAGCATTTGGGACAGAGGTAATTACCCTTGCGTCTTTGATAGGACAAGGCGAAGGTCACTCTTGTCGTGAATGCTTTATATGGACAGTCTCAACAAACCCAATGACGTTTGGTGAGTCGGCTGTAATGGCTAACAATGGATGTGTTATGCCTCCGGGGGTTCTTATCCCTATGAAGGTAAGTAACACGAACAAGATACATTTCAATGGAACAGATGCGGATGACGCATATATTCTCTGGAGAACATAATGGCAGAAATGTTGCCACCGATAAAAGGTTTGTTTAGGGGAAGCCTCATGGGGCACGCCCCTGAACTTACTACGGAAGTGATGATGAATTGTAGGCCGGTCGATGCTCAGGGTGATCGAGTACGCATAGGAGCAAGACTGGCATTGGACAAGTGGGGGAACGGAATCTTAATAGGAGCAGCAGAGCAGCCAGTGGTTGCAATGTGTTTTGTTAATTCGGTGATCTAATGGCTACACAACGCGACAGTTACATATTTGGTCCGGGGGCTGGTGGACTTATCAGTGACTCAAAAGAAGTCACGTCCATGTGCTGTACCTTTACGGCTACTGATAGTTACAACTGCCTGTACCCAAAGATAAAGGGTAAGAGGATTGGTTCTATCAATGGCAGTGTCACTGTCGAGTTGCAAACAGTATCCAGTGGAAAACCAAGTGGAGCCGTCATAGCTTCCAAAACAGTAACGGGAAGTCTTATTCCTACCTCAGTAACTGTGATGACTTTTACTTGGGATGCTCCTGTTATTATAGAGCAGGGAACACAATACGCTATTGTCATAAGAGCAACAGGTTGCCCCGATGGTAACAACTATTTCGACTGGTACATTGAGAACTACGGTGGTGAGTCCAGAGGTAATTGGGGCTTTCCGACACAAGGTGGTTGGTTCATGTACTTAGGTAAGACTCATTACTTTGAGATGTGGGGCGATGACTTAGGACTTTCAGACCCAACTCTTGACTACCCTACCGACTTACAAACAGATGTCTACCTTAACTCTGACGGTCTACTTGAGATGCGTTGGAGTGACGAGGACGAAGAAGACATCGAATACTACACAGTGTACTTCGGATTCAAGAATGGAGTACTTGTTCCTCAGAATGATAGAACACGCTACAGTATCCTAACCCTCAAGATGTTTCTTAATGAGCAACTTGAATATGATACAGACTATGAGTGGGGTGTGACAAAGACTATCTATGGTGACGAGTACTACAGCGATATCTTTGAATTTAGAACTATGCCTATGGACCCACCCGGACCATCAGGAACACCGATCAACGGGTTGAATGGTATCACTACGATCAAGCGTTTGATCGCGGTCGCTGATAATAAAATTTGGTACGAGACTTAACATGGCTGTTTCAATCCAACCACAAGACAACAAGAAGTACTTAGTTACTGCGGGTAATGATACAATATATGCGGAGGGTAGTGTGGCTGGTGACATGACAGAAGTAGCAGGTTTGACCGTTGATACCTCAGACAATCTCAATATGTTCTCTGGCTTACAGAAAGCATTCATTGTCAATGGGGCCAACCTCAAGGTCGTTGACTTTACAAATACGAAACTAACACTTGATACAGTACTGACAACAGCACCTGACCGTGGTTCGATTATAACCGGTGCATCATCCGGGGCAACCATGTCGGTAGACTTTGTTAATACTGCGAAAGGTATTATCTATGGCTTTACCCTTAGTGGTACATTTATCACAGGAAGCGGAGAGACACTTTCGGGCGGTGGTATTGACCCGATCACTTCTTATCCCACAGCAGTTGATGAAGCGAGTGCGGCCCCTCACGGCTATGACTGGACGGAATACCCGAAAGGCACAGTCGGAGATATGCCCCCGAAAGCATACTTAGGTTGCTTCTATCGAGGTAGAGCAGTACTAAGTGGAAACCCTTATGACCCTCATCAGTGGTACATGAGCAGACAGTTGGACCCGTTTGATTGGGGATACATTTCCAATGATGCTCAGACTCCTGTAGCTGGAACCAACTCAGATGCCGGTAAGGTCGGTGACATTGTGAGAGCGTTGATACCGTTCCATGATGACTACATGATCTTCGGCTGTGCTTCCAGTATGCACTACTTACAGGGAGACCCGTCAGCCGGTGGAGAACTCTACTCAGTGGATGACTTCTCTGGTATCTTCGGTGCTCAGTCATGGTGCTTCGATAAGAAGGGCGATCTGTATCTGTTCGGTGCAGATGGATTGAGTAGGATTAAAAAGGGTACGATGTACTTGGAGAACCTGTCAACTCTTAGCCTACCGAGAATGGTTAAGGATGCCGGGGCGAACTCTGCAACACATCGGATAACTCTTGGATACGATTTCGACCGGGATGCTGTACTGATCTGCATTACACTACTCGCAGACGGAAGCAATCTGGATTACTATTATGATGTGAAGAGCATGGGATTCTTTCCTGAGAACTATCCCAATCAGTGTGGTGTGTACTCGCAAGTGTACTACCCAGCCAATGACCCAGCGAATGCTGATCTGTTGTTGGGATGCACTGATGGTTATGTCAGACACTTTGATGACACGAAGAAGAATGATGACATCGGAGCGACTGAGCAAGCGATAGACTCAATGGTACTCATGCCGATCAAAGACATGGACGAAGAGGATAGTGACGGACAGGGACGACTGAACTCTCTCACCTTGGAGACAAGTGGTGGAGCAGTTGGCGGCTCACAGACTGACACAGATGGAGTGACTCTTGAAGTGTACGTTGGTGACAATGCTGAGAAGCTGGTGGAGAAAGTGAAAGACGGTGGTACTCCTAACATCACCCGAACATACACTGGACCCGGCAGACAGAAGAGACTCAGAGATAAGGCAAGAGGTAAGTGGCTTGGTGTTGTACTGAGGAACAGTGCATTAGATGAGTCATGGTCTCTGAGTAAGTTAAGTATAAATACCAAACTGGCAGGAAGGATTAAATAATGGGACTTGTTGACACATTGATAGCACAGTTTCAGGAACAACAGCAGAGAGCCAATGAAGCCAATCAGCAGAGGTATCAGCAAGGGCTTGATCTTCTTGACCGTCGAATTGAGATGGAGGGTCAGGAGGGTACGTTTATGAAAGCTACTGAGGCTGGTCTTGCAAGAGGAAAGACACAAGCGGTTGCACAGGGTACGCAGTCTCTTGTCAGTTCCGGTCTTGCCAGTACAACTCAGGCGGCTGGGCTTGGTAAGAAATATGAAGAGGAAGTTGGAGCACCAACCAGATTGAAAGCTGCTGATGTTTCAGCCCAACGGATGTCTCAGGCTATGCTTGATAAGCTTGGGTTCATTGAACGGCGAGAGGATACTGGTCCGAGTTATAGTGACATCGCTGGCCTTGCTAAGTCAATAGGCAGTGGCAGTACGGCAAGAGCACCGTCAGGACCAAGACGTGCAGGAACCGGCAAGCTAATCAATCCTGCGAATTCTG